TCCCATAGCGGCTGGCCGCAGTTGTGGCACTCTGGACGGCCAGCGCAATAACACAAATCGTGTCCATCATTACATGATAGCGAGCGAGGGTCGCTTGGCAATTTTAGTTTTGTCATAGCACATCCTCCGCCTTGATAACCTCTGCATCACCAACCTCATCAGCTGACGCTTCTAACGAGCCCCCGACATTATAATCCCAAATCTCGTCAAAATTGATGGTTGCGACATTTGGCTCCTCTTGGATATATTTATTAGCAGCCTCTTCTGCTTCTTGATAGTCATCAGCTTCAACAAAGATAGTTCCTCTAACTGTTTGCATAACTTCTACCTCGTAAATCATTGACATCTCCTTTTCTATGTCCACAAAATTAACGTTTTACTTTACTTTGAAAATTGAAAGTAAAGTAAAATGGTGTTTTAGTTGACATTCCCCTTGAAAATCACTATCGCACTCGGAAACGGCGCCGGATTTGGTTGGTCGTCAAATTTAAGCCTGCCTCTTATGTAGCGAATTTCAGTTGATTTCATACAGTAGTCGTGCCACCAGCGTGTGTCGGTTCTACTTGGTATCAGAAATACAACTGTTTTGCCTTTCCGCCACTCCCGGTAGCCTTTTTCAATCCATTTTGGTAATTCTCGCCCGTAGGGGGGGTTGACGTAGTTTGATTTGCCCCAATCGCTGGTCAGCCCATCAATCTTGCCATCCCAGCCAGCAGGACATGGGTCATGGTCAAACTGAAACTCTGAATCAAGCACTTGATAAACTGCCCTTGGTGTCCGCCAGTCCATTCTTAGCGAGCTAAAATGTGGTTTGGTCATAATTTTCCTTATTTACACGAAATCGTGTAGTTTAATTCAACCGCATAACTGGATGGCTATATAAGGTGATGATTTGACGAGACATGCTCGGCTTGACCACGTCTATGCATCTACGCGGAATACCCCAGCAGACCATCGTAATAGTCACATCTTCACTGACCGAGTTGCAAGTCGGTCAGTTACTTTCTAGCTCTAGTTGCGGTCTCAGTGAGGTTGCAACGCCAAACTGAGGGTATCGCTTTCGAGCCACTCATATAGCCAGTTGACAACACCAGATGTATAGCATTAACATGTTTTGTTAATTTAATTGATGTTGCCAGTTGATAGCACCAAAATATAGTTGTTTAGAATAGCTATAAATAGGTATACAATTTTTTCCCTAAGTAACAATTAAAGGTGCGTTGGTGCTACCAGTTGAACAGACGATAGCAAGGAGTCGCCACCGCGCTCCCAAATGTGTCTATCTACGTTTTCGACACATCTGTTCTCGTAGTTCGGGGTCTCCGACCGCTAGTGGCGTGTCATCGCCATCATCTGTCCAGTTGTGCGGTTGAATTGTTAATGTTCGCCCAGTTTTTTGACGTGTGGTAGGTCATTGGTTAATGGCGTTTATATATTAATGTTCATCTGCGAATCGCTATCAATACGCTTCTTGCCAGTCACGAGGTAGCGTGAATCAGTCAGATTGCTGTCGACGTAGTTATCAGCCAGGATGTTGACGAACATCATTGCGTCACGATTATCCATGATAATAATGCCGTCGTTATTGTCTGACATAAGCGCCAAATCCATTTCCTCGGCGTAATCGACAACCCTCTCTTTACAAGGCAAATGCTCAACGTCCAACTTCATCAACATGGCGGTCAATGATTTGTTGCGGTCAGCCAACTCTGCGAATGACAATCCCTCAGGCAAGTTCAGTGCAAACTTTTTCATCAAAAGATCAATGACTTGCTTTGTTGCAGCGTCGCTTGATGGATCTTGCTTGAACAGGTTGACGAACTTCTTTGGATTAAACGCAAATACTTTACCGCCAGCGATTAAGCTCGCCAAAGTCACTGCCGCTAACTTGCCACGTGAGACTCCCGCTCAACATCTGCGACCGCTGCAGCTGTTTGGCAATGTAAAAGGTCTTGTCTGGATCTTTTGGGTCGCTAAACCGCGCTACAATACCGTGCATACGCTTCATCTCGTGTTCTTTCTCGTTGAACTCAGTAATATTGTCGTCGCCAAGAAGATAGATGAGCGTGTCGGCACGCTGAATGCTCTCAAGCTCGCTGTATAGTAAAACATTTTCCATTTGATCGTTTGTCGCGTAGTCCCTGATAGACAGTCCGACAGCTGCTCCAGTCTCCACAAAATTGATCATGTCGTAAAGAAATAGTGATCGCATTTGGTCTTCTATTGTCGATGTTTTCAGTGGTAACACGTATGGCGTAAAGTTTTTATTGAAAATGAACAGGTCAATGAGCAGGTCTTTCTTATGTGCATCAGCCCAGTTTGCCCACTGGAATATGTCGAATTGGTTGTCGTCGATCATTTTTCCCACCAAAATCCTTTCTGTTCAGCCGCAACCTCAGGTCGCTTTTCGCTGTCCTGTAGGCTGCCGGCTGGCTTATTATTTATCTTGACCGCGATATCTATGCTCCGAACGCCGTGCTCCAGCAGCCATTTCTTGGCGCGCTTAGCGTCGGCTTCGGTAGCGTAGGTTTTCGCGTGCGGCTTGTTTTTGTCGTCGCTCCAACGAACGGTGAAAGTGCAATTCATTAGAGACATTACGCAGCCTCCAGTTTCTTGCGCTTGCGGCGCTGTTTCTTGCGAAGTGCTTTTTTAGTCATTTGGCCTCTCGATCGTGCCGCCAAGTAACTCAAGACGTTTGGTAAACTCTTCCTCAACATCTTTGTCGCTGGGTGAATAAAATGTTTCAAATCCAATACTAAACTCAAACTCGACTTTGCCTAGTTCAGGTATGCTCTCGTATCGAAGATTGAATCGTCTACCGTCAATGTCGGCATTGACCAATCTATACGCCTGCTTGCCAATCCAGACCACGTGCGGAATTGTAGATCTTACCATTTGTCAATCTCCAAACCTCTCATACATACAGTTTTCGTGCATGTCTGGATAGTCTTTTCGCTCTACGTCAGATTGAATGAGTGCCAAATTGCACATACTACATCTGCCGTACGGTGCGGTTTTTTCAAATTCAGCCAGCTCAGTGTCTTGTTTAGGTCGGCGTTTGCTGATTCGGCCGCAAATCCGAGCTGCCTCCCGATTGAGCGCAAAGCCTGTTTTGCTGCCTCTTGATCTCGATCCACCCTTTCTGCCGATTTCACGGTAGAAGTTTGGGTTTTTCGCGAGAATTGTCGCGGCAGCTTTCCTGCCGCCGGCTTCCGTTCCTGCCATACTTCTCCTTTCCTTAAAATGGTATTTCGCTCAAATCAATTGGCGTGTCGAGGTCGATATCCTCGGTTGCTTTCGCTGCTTGATTAGTCGTTGTGTTTGCCGCTTTAGCATCATCTTCGGCGTATCGCTCAGTAGCTGGCGCAGCGTTATTGCCGCTGCCCTTTGCGTCGCTCAAGAACTGGAACTGATCGATGATGACTTCAGTGGCTTTACGCTTGATATCATCTTTCTCCCAGATTCTGGTTTGCAAGCGTCCGGTTATGCCGATCTGCTTGCCTTTCGGTGCGTACTCTGCCAGCAGTTCAGCTGCCTTATTCCAAGCCACACAATCGATAAAGCTTGCGTCGGCATCTTTGCCGTAGCCATCAACCGCTAGTGCGAATGAGGCTACGGACTTGCCGCTATTCGTCGTTTTGACCTCAATGTCTCGGACGACGCGGCCGATTAGAGTTACGTTATTTATTGCTGCCATTGTCTTCCTCCAGAATTACTTCAGCGTCTTCGATTTCTAGCGATGAGCCCGGCTTATTGTCTGCGTACTCATCACCGACTTTCTGGTCTTCAGCGATTGCCGTTTGCATTTCGATGCTCAGCGGTGCGTAGCGGCTCAATAGTAGCTTCAGGACCGTCTTTTTTGCCATCGCCTCAAAGTTGTCAACCCAAACACCAAAGCCCCGTTTGAACGTTTGACTGTAGCGTTTAGCATGTTTCTCGAGTTCCTCTTTCGTCATGAACTCAGCCTTACGAAAACCGTTTAGCAAGATGAAGTACGCCATATAGCCGATGATCTTGCCCTCTTTCTTCGCCTGAAAATTAAACTTTGGCTCACCTGTAAAACTGTCAACGCCAGCGAGTTCGTTTTCGTAAACTGCTCGTGTCCCTAGGCTTTGAAACTGTCCAGTTTTCATAGCTAACTGAACAAACCCTCGCCAGCCCATCTGAAATTGAGCTTCCATTTTGCCTTTGTTTGAATATGGCACAATGTAGGCAAATCCGAGGTTTTGGTTGATCGGTAAGTCTAGCGTTGCTGCTGTCAGGCAGGCGTTGTATGTTGTCATTGGATTGCATTTAGCGATTTTTTCATCGCTATTAGCCAGCGCCAAAACGCTTGTCAAAAACTGTCTGCCTTTTTCACCAAGCGTGCGCTCAGCCGACTTCATAATCGCGTCAGACTTTACTAATTGCTGTAAAGTCAATGGCGTATTGTCTATTTTTTGAACTGCTGCTTCTGCCACTATTAGCTCCAATCTCCAAGGACGAGAATATCGTCCATGGTTTCGTTTATATTAAAGTTGACCTTTTCTAGATCTGTTTTGCCAGCTCGTTTATCAAAGCGTTTGATCTCGCCAACGATTCGCTCTAGCTTCACAAATCCGCTATCGATAAACTCTGGCGATGCTGTAGCGACGCCGACGCGATATGGTGCGACCGTCTCGGCTACAACCCAGAAAAACTCTTTACTCTCGCACTCGGCGATCAGTGAATAGAGTGCCGCCTGCAGGTCATAGTCCATTCGGCGTGCCTCCCACTTAAAATCGTCAAATCGTGCGGTGGTTTTGACATCAAGGCAATATTTGATTTCGTCGCCCTGAACGCCAACGACATCAGCTCGACCAACCCAGTCTTTGCCCTCGATTTTTGCCTTGAGCTCAACCTCGTGGCGAGCGTTATCGCCAAGCACCAACTGATTTGCCAACGGGTGGCTTTTGATTCGCTCAGCGATTGTACAAATCGTTTCAAACTCAGCTTCATCAATGATTGGGAGAGTTTGCGCGTCGCGCCATTCTCTCGCCTCTTTCGTGCGATAGTCTGGATATTGCTTGACTACGAACTCTTGCTCGCCGCCAAGTAGGTGAGCGTGTGCCAATTTGCCAATGTCTACAGCCTTGCCGTAGGTTTTCTCAATCAAGCCAAGCTTCAATCCTACAGCGTAGTCAATGCCGCTGTGGTAGATATTTTTAGCTGATGAATATGACCAGTGGTTGACGTTTTCAAGAGGCTTTTCCACTTACGCCTCCCCCGCCAGAGCACGGTCGAGAAACGTCGGATCGATTAGGTTTTCCAATTTTTCAAACAAACTATTTTCGTCCATAAAACTTGCTCTCAATCCACTTCATACCTTTGTCGAAAATCCGCAGCCACTTCGCTGCTTTGACCGACTTGTCGAAGTCGTGGTCATTCAACTCGCGTAGCTTGTCAATCACCTTGTCGAGAGGCTCGCGCTTATGCACCGGCACCAGCTGAACTGGTGACGGCATCACATTTACGTGTATCTTCATCGCCAAATCTCCTTTCGCGATTTTAATTCTTGGATAGTTTCGTCGAACACGCCGTTGGCGAACAATACGACCGCCAGCACCGCGATTGCCGCGAACTGCACCCACCAGAGGCGCAAGTCTGTTGGCTCGCTCATTGCGATTATTGCGGCTGGTAGTCCAACTACCCAGCTAATGATTTTTTTGGTATGTTTGTTTTTCGCTGCCATTTTTCAGCTCCTTTCGTTTGCGTACAAGAGTGCTCGCAGTCACTCTCGTACTGTTAGATATCTCGTCCCTGTCGTGTTTTAAGCGGTTTGTAGTCCGCCGTCTCTAATCTTTGACCAGCTGTTACTCAAATCTCTAAAAACCCGCTCTGACGTTTCAATGAAGCTACAAACGCTGAACGTACAGGATTTCTAGCCTCATTTTTACGTCAAATAAAAAAGAATCGACGCGAAGTCGATTCATGGTTGATAGATTTGACTAACAGAGGTAATCGCTGTTTATATCATGTAAGAATATTTCGTGATTTATATATATTGGCTTCACGAGCCAATTAGAAGCTCACCTTGAGCAGATTTTACAATTTGGTTACGATCTGAAACAGAGCAAACCTTTCCCTGGCTGCCCAGAGATTCGTTTGCCCTGTTTCAGATGAGCAGGCGTCAAGGCAACTACGATC